ATCCTTGACATGCAAAAATGGCGACAAGGCCATTGATATTCTTGACTTTATCGGCAGTGCTAAGTAAGGCGCAAATAGAATAATTGTTATTTAATTTATATGAACTTAAAACAAGATGGATTGGTTATCATGAAAAGTAAGGCATTATGTGCTTCATTGGTTATTTTTTCTTCGCTTGGGATGGCTGAAATAAATACTGAACAGCTTGATATGGAGGACTCCGTTTCCACGATCTGCGAAGCAACCCAAAAGAAGGAAACATGCAAGCCGTTTTTGTTATCTTTGTTAAACGTTACATTAAGATTAGGCAGCGCATCTATGGCTTGCGAAATTCAAAAGGATTCACTGAATGAAGAGAGTAAAATAGATTGTGAAAAAATAATCAAACTTAAAAAACGTTATGAGCGCCTTTTCTCAAATTAATTTAACAGGGTTTATTTTATGAAAAAAGTAATATTGTTTTCTTGTGCGATTATTTGTTCTTCTTTTGCTAACGCTAAGGCAAATGATTTGATAAGTATATCAGTATTTGGTATTAAAGACTCAGTTAGACTTGTATGTGAAAAACAGGAAAACAATGAAAAAAGGAAATTATGCAGCGAATATTTAATTTCAAACATTAAACTTGCGTTAAATTTCGGGAAAGTTTATGGTCTTTGTGCCGCGAAAGGTATGGATGAGACTGCAGCTAATAGTGAGCTATGCATCAATGCTCCCGCTAATGCCGAATTCATTAAAAATCTAAAAAGTGATTTTTAAATGCAAAACACGCATAACTTAGCAATAGCACCAACAAAGCTAGAAAAATAAATTAATCCAGCATTTTTTTATTTAATAGCTAATATACAACCCCTGCCACGCGCGGGGGTTTTTTGTTTATGTTACTATTAACAGATGTTTAATTGATTAATTGAGGTTTTTATGGCCGACACAGGAAGACCGACTAAGTACCAAGAGGATTACGCACACCAAGCATATAAGCTTTGTTTGCTTGGATTTACGAATAAACAGCTTGCTGAATATTTTGAAGTTGTAGAGTCAACTATATACGAATGGAAGCTTGAATTCCCTTCATTTTCAGAGGCCTTAAAGAGAGGCAAGTATATTGCTGATGGTGAAGTGGCTGCATCTTTATATGCAAGAGCGATGGGTTACGAACATCCTGATGATGACATCAAAGTCGTTGATGGTCAAATAGTAATTACTCCGATAATTAAACGTTATCCTCCAGATTCGACGTCAATGATTTTCTGGCTAAAGAACCGGCAAAGTAAATTATGGAGAGATAAGCCTGAAGATGATGGCGAAAAAACTCAGAATCCAATTACTGTTGTCATTCAAAATGACAGTAAGTAAAAAATTGACTCGGTTGTCGGACTTATGAGTGAAAATATAAGGCCGCTAAAATTATTGCCACATCAGTTCGAATTATTATCTGACACGACAACGAAGATAATCGGTTTGTGCTCTGGATTTGGTGGCGGCAAGACATTTAGTGCTGCACGAAAAGCGGTTCATCTTGCCATTTTGAATCCTGGAGTTGATGGGATAGTTACCGAACCAACCTTTCCGCTGCTTGTTCAAGTCATGTTTCCTGAGCTCATTATTGCGCTAGACTTTTTTGGCGTTCCATTTAAATTCAATAAAGTTGAGTCAATATTTTATTGCCATATTGATGGGAAACAGACGCGGATAATCTGCGGAAGCATGGAGAACTACACGCGGCTAATCGGTATTAATGCGGCGTGGTGCGTGTGCGATGAGTTTGACACGGCGAAAGAGGATATTGCTTATGCGGCTTATGTAAAATTACTCGGGAGATTGCGAAATGGGAATGTAAGGCAAATGGTAATAGTTAGTACGCCAGAAGGATTTAGAGCCATGCATCGCATCTTTATAAAGGAAAATGACGAAAGTAAAAGGCTGATAAAAGCAAAGACGCAAGACAATTATCATTTACCGCAAGATTATATTGATACAATGCGGGCTCAATTCCCAGAAAATCTAATATGCGCATATCTAGAAGGCGAATTCGTAAACCTCACTTCTGGAACTGTCTATCAACAATTTGATAGAAAGTTAAATCATTGCGATGACGAACATGACGGACGTGAGCCTGTCCATATCGGCATGGACTTTAACGTCGGCAAGATGTCAGCAATTATTCATGTCGAGCGCAGCGGCCAGCCAAGGGCTGTAGGAGAGATACTTGGGGCATATGACACGCCAGAGATGATCCGCTTGATAAAACAGCGCTTTTGGGATGAGACAAGCCATGATGAGTATGTGGAAAATTGTCAGATTTACGTCTACCCAGATGCTAGCGGCAGTGCAAGGAAAACGGTTTCTGCCAGCACGTCAGACCTAGCACTACTGCGCGAAGCGGGCTTCATTGTCATGGTGAAAAGAAAGAATCCCTCAGTAAGAGACCGCATCACAAGCGTTAACTCCATGTTTTGCAATGCAAAAAATGAACGAAGATATCTTATCAATACGATTCTTTGCCCGGCTTACACTGACGCGAGGGAGCAGCAGATATACAACAAAAATGGGGAGCCTGACAAGATAAATGACAGAGACCACCCCAACGACGCGGGCGACTACTATATCCACTATCAGTATCCAGCACAGCGGCCGAGCGATGGCTGGCTATAAAAAAAAGCCCCAAGGCAAAAGGGGCGGGGAAATGTAAACAGGGTGGATAAGGTAATCATGTTAAGTTAACTATTAATGAAATACCCAGCCGTGTCAAGTATTAAATCTTAAACACCCCCCCCCAAAAAAAATTAACTTAAATCATTACTTACTACTTTACTTTGTGAGTTACCTTACGAGTACCTTGTGTATTATCACTTTATCGAAACGGGACACAGATAAAGGAAACGAAAATGAAAGAGTACATAGCTTACGGCGTAGACAGTGAAGAGACTCATGATGATGAAGGCGAGTTGGCAGCAGAGGCTGACTATTGGCTGATATCTAAAGTTTATGTACCATTTGTTAAGCAATAATAAATCTGTACCGACAACAGAATTTATTATTGCTATTAATCGTTATTGATTCAATAATCATCAAATAAATCTACATCATCATCAAGCCCATCCTCCCATTCTTTTATCGCCTTCATTCGCGCAGTGTCGCGATGGAATCCGTCCATAACCAGCTCACTCGCTCTTTCATAAATCCAATTTTTTTGCGCTGATATGGCCTCCTCTCTCATGCTCATATCAGCAAATGCAAAGTTATTTATGCCCATAAAAAAGACCTATAATTGAAAGTAATATTATAATTCCGCGCATGTAACGATCATTGTCTATCTCATAGCCAGCAAACCATCCAAGCGTGCTTGTCGAAGCTAATAAAATTACTGTATGTATTGTCATTAATTATCTCCTTTGTTTTTGCTTGCAGAGGCGCAATTCTCAACAACCAAATTGAGTGCTGCTATATGCTCCGCTGAAAGATTAACCCAAGTTGATGCCCAGCATTCAAATTCTTCCCTTGATTTTTCCCCGTACGCCTCTCTAATGGCTTGCATTGCAGCCTGCCAGTACTCTGCTGATAGTGAATTCGAATTAAGCGCAAAATACGACATGCATTGAGCTTCAATAAATGCCTTCTTATTTACAATCTTCATCGATTAACACCTCGGTTTGGTGTGTCTATCAATAATTATAGAACAAGCGCACAAGAACGCCAACAAAATTAGGCACAACATAACTCTTTACCATGTGAGTTTGCTTGTGTATAGTCGCTCTCGTTGGGCTGGATAATCAAGCCGAGATTTATTTGGATTTAAATAAATGACAATTTTTACCGATTTACAAGCAGCAATTGAAGAAGCTAAGTTTATGAAAAATAAAGTAAAGCGCCATCACTGTGTAGTTCAAAAAAAAGGAGGCATTATGCGCGTCAGGGAGATAACTGGCATGAAGAAAGAAAGCGGATTGAAGAAAATGTATTCCACCGCATCCGGTGGTGTGGTCAATATTTGCGATGGTTATTTTTCATGAAAAAGTGCCCGAGGTGTTTTGAGCGACCAACTTATAATGTAATTTATGGTTACTATTGCGGCACATGCAAAGAGACTATCAATAAAATGACCGAGATAACGGGCATCGTTCGTCGATTTTCCCCATCAAAAGATGTCTATACCGGTGAGCCGTGTGTTGGAAGGTGTGACAATGGCGAACTGGTCGCATATGAAGATTATAAAAAGATTAGCGATGAAAATAAGAAATTAAAAGCAAAGGTTGACGCTCTGACAAATGAATTACTAACAGCAAGAGAAGTATATGCATGTGCTTTTTAATACTTAAAAGCAAGTTAATTTTAAAGGATAAGCATTAATCTTTACAATCCGCTAATAGTGGTTTAGATTTCAATAATCATTCTATTATTAGTGGATTAACTTATGTCTATGATAACAACAGATAGGCCGACAAAAAAACGAGACCGCAGAAGAATAAAATTAAATTTACTCCCCTATAAATCATTCACTTTCGCACAAAAAACAGAAATGTATTTAGCTGCGCAAAATAAAATCCCAGACATCCAAATCATGGCGCAATTCAATTGTGATGAAGATACATTACTTGACTGCATCAACGACGTCTTTGTTTTGAAGCAAAAATCAGAAGGTTATACTGACGTAAATCCATATGCGTAATCTGATATACTAATAAAATATTCAGCATACAGAGTCAACGCTATCATGGATAAATTAGAATTTCAGATTAATAATCGGGTCAGTGAAAACTTAGTCAGAGAAAGATTAGCATTCTCCGGCGGCGGTCTTGACCAGAAGCATGATCGGATTTGGTGCCAGTTCGGCTACCCAGAGCAGATAACTTCCGACATGTTACGCTGGGCTGAAGAGCGACAAGCCCCAGCTAAGGCAGCAGTAGCCAGAATTTTAGATAAAACATGGCAAACAATGCCAACCATCATCGAAAATGAAGAAAGCGATAATAAAGTAAATACTTCGTGGGAATTGCTCGTTAATAAAATTATGCGCCAAGCATATCCGGCAATTATTGACGCAGACAAGAAGAATCTAATTAACAAATATTCCGCTGTTATAATCCGATTTCGTGACGGCTTGCCATTAGATCAGCCTGTTAATATATCTGTGCTGAAAAGGCAAAAAGATAAAGCTATTGCTGGATATATCCCAGCTTGGGAAGACCAGCTAAAACCATCTCAATGGGATACTGACGAAACAAGCGAAGATTACGGCAAAGTATTGATGTGGTCATATAATGAGTCTGCGGTTGGCAGTATCGGAGAAGGGAAGCCAGTTGTTACGCGAGAAATCCATCATTCGCGGATTATCATCCTTGCCGAAGGTTCATATGACAATAATCACGCTTGCGGAGTATCCTCACTAGAGGCGGGATTTAATTCTCTGATTGATATGCAAAAAGCACAAGGTGGTGCTGCTGAGGGATTTCTTAAGAATGCCAGCAGGCAATTGCACGTCAATTATAACGAAAATGTTACTGTTGACTCATTAATCAGGGCTACTGGGGTAAAAAACAAGGAAGAGTTAAGAGACAAGCTGAATGATGATATTGACGCCATAAATCGCGCGGTTGATGCAGCAATGTTCACCTTTGGCGCTGATGTTACGCCACTATCTGTTGCCCCAGCAGACCCTAGCCCAACATGGATGGTAGCTGCGAATACTTATTCCGCATCATGGCGATTGCCATTCACTATCCTTTTCGGTCAGCAAACGGGGCGCCTAGCTAGTGACCAAGACCAGATAGACTACAACATGCGAGGAAGTTCGCGGCGCGTTAACTTTGCAGATGGCGTAATCAGGTTATTTGTAGATATGTTTGCCAAGTATGGGATTTTTGAGACGAAAGAGGATTACTTGATTAGGTGGGACTCGCTGCTTGAGCCTGGTCTAGCACAGAAAGCTGATACTTTTGCTAAATTAGCTTCAGCTAATAAATCAGTATTTGAATCGAATCTAATGCCGGCGCTAACAATCGACGAGATGCGGCAGGTTGCCGGTTTTGAACCCATTGGTGAAGATGAGCTGCCTGAAAATGCGCATGAACATGAACATCCTTCTGATAAGAGACAAGAAACAAAGGCAGAAGAATGAATATAACCTCAATAAGCGCAATGATTTCATCGCCAAAGCTGCCGCGTTCAAGAACCGACCCAGTAATGGCTGCGAAGTTAATTAAAAAGTCATTTGGTCTTATTAAAAAAAAATATGCTGGTATAGAAAAAGATGTAATCTCGCTATTTAATGAGATTCCCGCATCTAAAATTGATGTCAATGCAGAAAAGATTGTAGAGCGAACAGTAACAAAATCAACAAATCCAAATGATTACTTTTATGATGTCGATGCTTCAAGATTGGCATTGATTAATGTCAGGCTGATGGAAATACTTGATGAATGGCTTTTGGATGGTCATGAATTAAATATGTTGTGGAGCGGGAAGATTGTCGAAGATGCTTATTTATCCGGAACTGGACTGGCGCAGAGTAATCTTTCTTCCATGTCAGCTACATACGCAAAGGATAGAACTCTAACATATATACTTTTGAGTGAGAGTTATCGTCGGAGAGTTGGCATTGCTTATGCAAATTCATATAGCAATTGGAAAGGGCTTAGTGACTGGTCTCGCAATGACTTGGCTAAAATCATTTCTGAAGCCGTTGCGGCGGGAAGAAATCCAAAAACAGTAATTACTTTGTTATCAGAGCGTCTTGCTATTAGCCGCTCTCACGCTGAAAATATTGCACAGACTGAAATTACGGGTGCGCTGCGGCAAGCTCGATGGGATGAAGCAGAAGAAACACAAAAAGAATTGGGACTGAATACATCACTGTTGTGGATTAGCGCATTAATTCCCACCACTAGGGTATCTCACGCTGCAAGGCATAATTTGTATTATGATGTTGATAATGTACGAGACTTTTACTCAAGAGATGGG